GTCCAATAATGTGTATAGTGTAAGTCAGCCAGCACTTTTTGGCGGTAAACCATGCCCGTATAGTACCGGTGATCGATGCTCTCCGCATGGATGTCCACCCACAAATATCTCCGCACTTTTGACCTGTACTCCTACTCTATCAGCTTCATGCTCCTCCGGTGGCAAGTACACAAGTATTAGAACACCAAAAGGACAGGATCTTGGCTTTTGTTGTGCTCTTCAACTAAAGTGAATCAATTTTATAGACATTCATATCCGTGGTCACCGCCCTGGTAGCTATATCCTGATCCGCAGGTCGTGCACGCGCCTGTATGTCTGTAATCCAAGTCTTTATCACACGGCCCGGTTAATCCAGACTTACGAAGGGAGCGGGAAAGCCCACCAACGTTGCTATGAAACTTAGTGCTATCAATATGCTTCCGGTTTATAATACTCTCAGAGTATTACAATTATAATTATTACTTTCCCGCGTGCTTTCCGATGTACACGACTATTAGAGTTACTACCGGGCCGATAGGAATAACTGGGAGGATACCCAAAACCCCGACAATCTGCGCCCATGCAGGCAATACGTGCCAATACTTAACTAGGACTACGATGGCCCATATCCATATGATGAGGCCGATAACTAGAAGCACAGCAAAGACTGCAGCTCCAATTCCCAGAATATTTTTCTGATCGGGGGTAAGGTTGGGGTCATCATCTGAGTAACCCTCGCGAATTTTCTTCTGGTGTTGACGAAGTCCCTCAGCTAAACCTACAATGGACATTCTTTGAAGATCCATGATTGTTTTATTTACATCAATATTTTCTTGAATTTTTCTTTTGACAAACTTCATACTGCATGTTCAACTTTGCAACCATACGAGATATATCACATACCTCTTGGTTTGACCCTACTTTCACCGTACAGGATGGATCCATTCCCGTCTCTCCATAGGCCACTTGATAGATGTTACCAGGTACATCCCGCACTGTTCCATCATACTGGACCTTTATGTCCTCTGTAAGCTTTACGATACGTCGTTGCATATAACCGGACGTAGCTGTTCCCATCGCTGTGTCCGAAATACCCTCCCTACCTGACATGGCGTGGAAGTAGAACTCGCGGGGATTGAGACCGTGGATGAAAGACGATGCAATGAAACCCCTGGATTCGTACTCCATCTCTGGAGGGAGATCTCCGAACGGATAGTGCGGTAGAGTTCGTCGACCGTGGCTGAGGAAGAGAGGGACTCGACTACCTTTCAGGTTCTGTTGTCCCAATAGACCGGTGATCTGAGCAATGTTAAACACTGCTCCTTTGCTCCCTGATTGCACCGTAGCCAGAAAATTGTTACACTTAGCAAGGGAACCCTTAGCGATGCGTAACCCAATGTCCTTAGCTTTATTCAGCGCGGCGTTTATCCTCATCTCTCTGATGTTAGGATGCGTAGTGGTACTCTTCAGACCTTCAGCTTCGATATAACACTTCTTTACCACGTCTTGGATTTCCTGCTGTTTCTGAGGACTGCTAACAAGGCAATCTCCGAGTCCTACGGTGAAGCCCTCAATCATGAGCCATCCATTAGTGATAAACTGCACACAGTCTATGAAATAAGATGCGGCTTCAGCTCCGTACTCTTTATTAATAACCTGTATAAGAGAGTTATGACTGGCACCTAACACGGATTTGTTGAGTGTTCCTTCATACAACACCCCTCGCCAGATTTTTACCACAGGTTCCTCAGGATCTCCATCATTTTTCTTCTCGTAGATCAGGTCGATAGGTAAGAACATGGAGAACAGACCTTTACCGGTGTAGCACTGCACCTTCTTCCCTTTCTCTTTGAGTACTCGTCGTGCATGTTGAACCCGACTAAGGATTTTATCCTTCATGTCGATCTTACCCAAGAGATTAAAAAATTGACCCTTTCTGATCTTCTTAACCCCTTGAGTCATCCGATAGGCACCCAGGAGCGAGTCTTGTACAATGGCCATGTTAGGTTTACTGCTTTGAGGCGATATTAGGTGCCACTGAGCGGCTGAGAGCATCTCTAGCTCCGCCTGTGACTCAATGGACTGTGGTACGTGTATGTTCCTTTACTACCTTTGCTTTCACAAAGGAATAGACTGTATCTTAAGCAGACTCAAGGATGTCAAACCTATCATTGTCTACCGAACCCCGTGCGGTCGTTGAAGGAGAACCATATCCTAACAAAATGGATGAAGGTTCTTTACCTGCGGATTGCCCAATCTTTCACGTTATTACGTTTCTGAGCATAGCTCAGGCGAACTTTGTTCGCGTGCCCGAGGTCGTTACCCTGGGTATTGCATAAGGTTTCCCAAATACAAGTCGTAGTGAAAGCTCTAAGGGGTTTCCCGAACATTATAAGGATTCTCGCCCTCTCTAAAAGAGGACTAGGTGGTTATATTTTAGAGCAAGTTACACTGTTTATCCAGCATGGTATCTTGCTCAACCATGCTGGCAGCCACCTGTTTGAGACTCAACATACGTTAATCTCATCTCCCGATGAGTCCCTAAGGTTTCCCAGAGGGCCCGACTGTATCTTAAGCCAGCTCAGGATTGGTGATCCTTCATAGCCAACCAACTCCCGTTCAGTCTGTGAGAGCCTATCGTATCCTACCATATCGGACTTAGACAGTAACCCTGCGGATTGCCCATTGTAAAATTCCTAACCTTATTACCATCGGGGTCGGCAATTAACCGAGATCCCTTCTGATGTTTCCAACAGAAGGTGGTAGTTAGGACTTTAGGGGTTTCCCGCAACAAGGAGTTTCGCAAAACACTACAAACATATGCTTTCAAGAGCACTGATATACTCAGTATCTTGGTTAAGATTGCGGATCTTAGTATAATAACGGATATTCTCAATGTGTTCTCGGCACTGATCAGAATCTATGTGTTTGTTCTTAGTCAGATTCCTTTGACGAATAACAGGACAGATGTTTAACCAGTTCAGAACTACTTCAGCAGGGTACTTTTTGGACAGAAAGGTATCAATGGGTATGATGTGGTCAATCACCCAGACATCTCCATAGTTTTCAAAGGTCATTTCATCACTGAGCTGAAACTGTAACCAGTTTCTGAGACGCACACCGGTACAGTTGACATACTTGGATGTTTTCCCACCATGAACCAAGTATCTAACCCCAGCTCTGTGACTCATCCCTAGCTTAAAATCCGGGTCAGTTTTGTATCTCCCTTTGATCTTCTGTAGTATGTTTGACTTCTCTTTCTTATACCATTGATGTTGTAATTCTGACATCCGTTCCTTGTTATTCTGAGTCCATACTTTTGCCTTGTCTGTTGTTTGGCGATATTTTCGTCCACTGGATCTCTCACAGTCTAAACACTTTCTGCGATTGACCCGGAACTCTGTTTTCTTCTCTTCACAGACTCGACAAATTATGAACTCCGTTTTCTGACGTTTTTTCAGCTCTTTTGTCCGTTCTCTGGCAGCTGTGTTGTCACACTCTCGACAAACTTTTCTGTTCTTTCTGAAATCAGTGCCTTTATCCTTGTTACACTTTGTACATAACATTTTTGTTATTGTGACACAACTCTTTAAACTCTTTTCATATTCAAAAATCCGCATTCATATTCAAAAATCCGCGTTTGTAATGTTTTACTAGGGGGTCGCACCCTTTTCAGGCCCCCTGTTTTTGACAGAGACAGATAGAAATCTGTGTTGCAATATCAAAATCTGCGTTGTAAGGTTTCGTTATAGCAAGGTTCATGCGCAACGTCTTCCCTGGCCTCACGACAACCTTCATCGCCATCATACTAGCCTTATGCAGTGTGGGTTGGCGGTTCAGTAGCACGTAATCACCGTCCTGAAGCTTCCTCTCGGCTACCCATCCAAGCCTCAACCTGTAGCTACGGTTAGCAGGAGCAAGCCTCTCAAGGAACTCTCCCGCTCTCTTCACTCGATCACCCTCCATTACCAGCTCCCGTCCTGTTATCACCTCGATCGTCTCATCACCTCTACATATTATGTCACCTGAGAGTAGTCTGGTGCCCCTGCGAAAGCGCTTAAGGTTGATGCGAGTTTTGCCATCAGGTTTGAGTAGTGAGTTTACCCTTCCGTCGTCTACCAGCTTTTGCAGGATATCTATGTTGAACGTCGCCGCGCGCACAGGAATGGTAAGGATTTCTGCCATTGCAGGAGGGACGGCGAGCTCCCCGAGCTTTAATGTAGGGTCGGGACCGATAACCGTGCGGGCCGTCTGGTTACAATTATGTGTAATAGTACAATCGCCCAAAAGAAACCTGTTGTTCCGATCCACCTCAAAGCCGCAGAATTTGCCTATCCCGTCCTCTACGATCTCGATCTTGGTTGAGCACATATCCGTACATCTAGGAGGACTGCACCTTTTGCGAGGGAGCAGCGTCGGAATTCTTTCTATGCCCGCCCCAGAAATGGTCAACACTAGAGCTATTCCTTTCTTACGTTCACCGTTACTTGTCCAGCTAGTCTTCTTCTCGTGGATGCTGACCCGAAAACCAAGTGACCGAGCGAGACGTTGAGCACCATCGATAATCGCTTTGTGCTCGACGCACTGAGTAAGTCGCACAGTTCTACCCTCTTGCTCCACCGAACCATCTGTATCGATCAGACCCGCAAGGACTTCCAGTCTTACCTTTTCACTATTCACTATGTACACTTCTGGAATATGTTTGTTCTTGTACAAATTATTTTCTCTTAGCAAATCCAAAAATCCACAGTAGGAGATTCCATGGTGAAGACCGTCCTTCTGCGTGCGAAATTTCCCTCCTTGATCTTTTGTCCACGTCTTGAAGTATTCGATCAAAGGTTTGTCTGGGTTGGTGAATGTTGCCCGTTCGTACCCTCCATCGCCGAGCCACATTCCTAATATTCTTGGGTCCATGGGAACTTCTCGCTCTGACCATTGTATGGGCACTCTCAGCTTTACCCCCAACATGAGTCTCTGGTACCATTTCGACATCTTCAGATAATCCTTCACGTGGATATCCACGATTGGGTCAATATCAATGGTCTTTCTGAACATTTCCATCTTATGTAGACATTGTTCCTTGGTATTCTTCGAATTCACACTTAGCTTCTTACTCTTGATAGTTTTAGTTTGACGATCATACCATGACATGATGTAACCACCAGATGCTGACTGGCTAGTTCGCCAGTGTATCTTAGCATGACCACAATATTTCAGGGTCAGTATATGTTCGCAACTAATTCCATAATCGTCACCATGCGATTGTTTAACCTTATATAAGGGGCTTTCACCTGTAACAGTATCTACTACCGTTCTGGGCTTTCCATCATCGCCAACTACCACATCTCCGACTACTATATCTTCTGCTCTTTTCGTTTTGCCGGTCGAGAACATTAGGACTGGAGTATCAGGTCTTACACTGCGCTTACCCATGAGGTGATTTCTAAGTTGCCCATCTTTCCCCGCTAAGCGCTCCTTAATTCCTTTGATTGCTCGACCATTGGTGGTATGTTTAGCTTTTCCTTGGCTATTATTGAATGTGGTAAGTATTCTGAATCTCAGGCTAGCAAGGAATTTCTGTCGCTTGGTCTCACTAAGCTCCTTTCTCTTCCCTACTGAAGACTTATGGGCGCCGAGATGGTTATTAGACTTAATAATCTCGATATATTGATTAGTCAGGTCATCATCACACATGTTGCCGTCTGCATGTACATAAGGCCGATCGCACGGAGGTATCACTGGGAGCACGGTGATAATAAGGTTGCGAGGATGGACCAATTTCGGATCTAGACCGATCAGTCTGACATCATCGTCTAAGATACTATCGAAAATCTTTCGTATTTCTTCCGTTGTCAGCATAACACTGGTACGAGTCTTATCTTTCCCTTCGTATACCTTGAATATAGAGCTGTCGGTTGTAGAGAATTTACACCTAGGGTTGTTGGAGCCGCACCCAGGACGACAACACATTTGTACTTTCTTTAGGCGCTCATGGATCCTACTGAACCGTGACTCGCCTCTGTAGCGGTTGAGCCCTGCCAAATATATCTGATCTTTGAGTAGTAGAAGTCGGTAACATTTGAGACAGAAACAATTCAGGAATGCTACCACTCTCTTATAATAGAGAGGGTGTATAATCGACTCGTTCAACTCGATGTAGCCAAAATGTCCCTGGCATGCGTGTGCCCCTTCGTTGCAAGTCTCACACGTCCTTGTTGAGTCGGTAGTCCCCATTCGGTCGTCATATACCGTGTTGGGGCCACTCTTCTTCGGGTTGTCTATTTTACAGACAGCCATATCGAGTATCTCCTGTGCGGAGTATATACCAAATACGATCTCATCTATCTCGCGAGTATCTCGTTTCATTTTCAATTTTGTCCCTGTGATTTTTTTAGATTTTTCAAATCTAAAAAACTCATATCTCCGCTACGTGAGTCAACCTAGTGTAACTTTGTAGTTTAAATGATTTAACAGCTGTTACCTTTTCAACTTGAACGGATACCAGCATCGTGAGCACCCAGGTATTACTTACCGTCGTAGTTAATAAGGTCGTCGGGTTCCAAGATAATGGCTTCACCGCTGGCTACTTCCTCATCTAGCGTCCTGATCCTATGTCCTTTCCATCTGCACCCTCTTCCTGGTTCTCCCCACAATTTCTCAAAGTAATCTTTGACTTGGTTTTTAATCGGTAGAGACATGTTGGGCCAACCTTCCTTGAACCAGTCCTTGAAGTAAGAGTAGAGCTCCTGTAGAGATAACGTGGTATCTGCATCAACGATACACTCCTCAATAAACTGGCGATAGAGGTCATTCTGGCGTCTGTACATTGCAGTGGCCTCCTTGACTTTATCGGGTTCTACACGTACCGTAACCTTCTTCCTCCACTCGAGAAGATACCAAGCGAACGCACCTACCATGTCTGGTAGTTTAGAACCAAAGGTACGGTCCATCGGAAACCTTTTATAGAGAAGCTGTTCTTCGAAAGTTACGGGACACGGAGACCCCGGCTCGACGAAAGTAGACTCAAACGGAATAACACGAAGACGGTTCCACGTAGCTTTATCGGACGACCTCAACTTCGGAAGCCCATTACAAATGAGCGTAATGGTAAACATAGGTGTTATCTCTCTGGTACTCTTACCTCTCTCGAACAAATCCCGAGCCCAGTATTTATCCCCTCCGGAAAGTTTCTTGAGCTCACCGTTGTTGAGTTGCTCATCTCCATTGGGCTCGTCCATTGTTGCCATCCTCACAGGAGGAGCGGCACGAGCAAGCTCTGGATTTGCCGCTCCCGAGGCTACTTTCTTACCCGTGAAGTACTGAGTATTGAACTTGATAGCGAGTTCTCCGAGCATCATCTCAAATAGATTCTGCATAACGGACTTACCGTTATCTCCTTCTCCAGTCCAGATATACACCTTTTTCTGAGAGTTACCCCCGACGAAGATATCAGAATAAGTATCGAGGAAGTAGGTACGAATAGAGCTATCTGGAAAAATCTTATACAGGAATTCCTTTACATCTTGTACGCCCTGAGAGCTCTCATCATACTCCTGGTAATCGATAGGTATGCACTTACTCACGAAGTCCTCTGGGTATCCACAGCGAAAGAGGTTAGTCTTCAAGTCATAGATCCCATTCCTGAAGCCAATCAGGTGTGGGTTCTGATCAAGTTTGGCCTTAAACCGTCTATCGTAGAATACCTCCATAGCTTCCTTCATAATGTTGTTTTTGTACGGAGCGGACTTGAGATTGCAGATGAGTTTGCGAATTTGTTTAAGCCGAGCATTATACATAGCTTCCTCCGCTTTATCCGTGACCTCTCCCAGTTTCATCACTACTACCTTCCCCATCTCACAGTACTGCTTGACAATGGTATCTGAGATCCTCTGTCGCAGGAAAATACCCTCTTCGATATCTTCCCACTTATGACTCCTGAACTGAAACCAGTTCTTGTTCGGTAATGAAGCACACACAAACTCGTCACAATACATAGCATGTAGTGCCATCGCTATATCCCAGTGAGAACCGTTTAGAGACTCCTTTGCATGGTATTTAACCGACTCGTTTTTGAACTTTGCGTACTCGTCAGGACTGTCTAGTTTCGCAAGATGGCGCAGCGTACCCAGAGTAAGATCTCGTTGTACCATTTTTTCCCACTGGTAGACACAAGTCGCCTCATCAAATTTCTCATCACACCTTGCCGAGAAAGTGATCCACTGCTCAAGAGCCTCGGTACTCCCTTTCCCAATATTGTTCAGGATCCACCCTATTCTCATCCACTCATCATACTTCTCCGATCGAAAATCCTGAAGCATAGGAAGGAGTCTCTCGGATATTTTTAGAGACTCCTTCACGGATATCTCAAGATGCTTTGGTACCTTATTTGACCTTTTCTTCTCTCTACGCTTGAGAGAATCTTTCAAAGGACATGCCAATCCCTCTTTCACTTCCATAATGGGCCTACCGCCGTGAAAAATACTCAAAATTCTTGGAAGAAAGTCCTTTACCCTCCCTGTGATATTCATCGGTCTCTCAAGGTAGTCTAGAAGCTCGTAACTCTGAAAAGCCTCTTCCAGACTCATCTCCCTACCATCGGACGCTATAATCTTTGTGACGCGGTAAGGATCCATCTCCTCCGACTTTCTGCTCCCGTACACTAGCCATGCATTACGCGTCACTGCGTCGTCAACCACAGTCCCGGAGTCTTCAATCCCCAAGTTTTTGAATACTTCTAATTCCTTGAGCACCTTCTGAACACGGGGGATGATATGTACAGCCATATTCTGTCGGCTCAGGAAAAGAGCCGGAAAATGCAGATGGAAACCGTTCTTGGCATATGTCGCATCTCCTGCAAGTAGGTAATACAACGACTTCTCTAATACCACGCACATGAGGTTGGCATCGGTGCACTCGTCTACCACATTACGTAATACCGACTGATACACTTCAACTACTTGACTTAACTGTTTCTTATTATATAGGTGTTCCCCATAGTCAATTTTACCCTCGTCTTTGATTTTGAGATCAATGTCTACGATAACAGGTAATTCATTCTGTGCCCTTTCAGCCACACCCAAGAGGGCATCTGGGTTATCCACGATCCTGTTACTGTAGACGTCCCAGAAGGCGTCTCGGGTCTTATTGCTGAAGTAAAACTTCCCTAGGGGCTTGAGCATGGATACGTGGGTATGATAGGTCCCATCCATGTAATTATTCCGAAGTATTTGTTCTACAGAAGTGCTCATTTGTCTTATTATACCACATATATAAATAGTTTTTCATTTTTAATTTGTTGTTCGAAAGGCGGGTTTACCCCTTATTTATGGTTTAAAACCTACTCTAAGCATTATAAAGTATTATGTCTGAATCAGATACAGATGTTAACAG